TGGGCGAAGATTCATATTGACAGACTACATACTACACGTTATAATTGGAATGAAGGTTAATTCAAACTATGGCTAAAGGATTCACTGTAAAGGCAAAATCGCCTACTCCAAAGAAGAAAGAGGAATGGGATATTACCTCAATTAAAGAACGAATGAAAGGAAAGACAATTGTATTTTGTCTTCCTGGACGTGGATGTTCATTTACATTCTTGAAGAATTTTGTACAACTGTGCTTTGATATGGTACAGAATGGAATGAGTATTCAGATCAGTCAAGACTACTCTTCTATGGTTAACTTTGCACGTTGTAAGTGCTTGGGTGCTAATGTACTTCGTGGTCCTAAGCAAGTACCTTGGGATGGTAAGTTGCAGTATGATTACCAACTGTGGATTGATAGTGATATTGTATTCAACACAGAGAAGTTCTGGCAGTTGTGTGATATGGCCATTGATGCAGAAGGTAAGGAGAAAGAGATTGTTGCAGGATGGTATGCAACAGAGGATGGACAGACTACATCTGTTGCTCATTGGTTGGAGGAAGATGAGTTCCGCAATAATGGTGGAGTAATGAACCACGAAACAGTGGAATCTATTCAGAAGCGGCGTAAGCCATTCACTGTAGACTACACAGGTTTTGGATGGGTGCTCATTAAGAAGGGTGTCTTTGAGAATCTTGAGTACCCTTGGTTTGCTCCTAAGATGCAAGTCTTTGAGAGTGGTAATGTTCAGGACATGTGCGGCGAAGATGTGTCGTTCTGTCTTGATGCAAAGGAAGAAGGTTTTGAAATCTGGTGCGATCCTCGTATCAGAGTTGGTCACGAAAAAACTCGCGTTATTTGAGGTACTGAACTATGATGATGAAAGGTGGCACTTATGTTAAGGGGAAACCCAAAAAAACTCGCCAAGGAAACTCGCAGTATACATTAAGATCCGCGACTTCTCGTAATAAAGCAAAAAAGAAGTATCGCGGACAAGGTAAATAAGTAAAGCAATGTTAACTTATCATGGCAGCACTTATTTGCAACCTCCCCTCGGTTGAGGTATGGGTAAGAAAAGAATATCTCACTGATCATCAATTTGGTCATGGTGAATTTGTTAAGGGCGTTTGGGTATCGGCTAAGTCGATTCCTGGACGCGCTTTTTATTTTGAGACCTATTTACCTGAATATGCGGCAATGTACGATAAATTGCCAATTAGTGCATTTGTAAGCGAACCTGAAACACCAAATCCTGATATGGATTTACCTAATTTACAGTTTTGGAACTGTATGGACTATGGTGTGGTATCAGTTACAAAGCAATTCATTGGTTCAATGGATTATGAA